CGTCGGCGGCCCGGGGTCGCGGCTCAAGACCCGGTCGCTGTCGGTCGCCAGCAACGGCGGCGTGACGGTGGCCCAGGGGTTCAGCGGCGCCCTCGAATCGGCCCTGGTCGAGTGGACGAACCTCCGCGGCTACTGCGGCCAGTTCACCACCGAGACCGGCGGCAGCGTCCCGTACCCGACCGAGGACGACACGAGCAACGAGGGGGAGATCGTCGGGGAGAACGCCGAGACGGCGTTCGCCGACGACACGTTCAGCAGCGTCACGTTCGGGGCGTACAAGTTCAGCTCGAAGGGGATCCTGGTCCCGTTCGAACTGCTCAACGACTCCGAGTTCGACCTGGAGTTCTTCCTCGGCGACCAGCTCGGCACCCGCATCGGCCGCATCCAGGGGAAGCGGTTCACGACCGGGAGCGGGACCGGCCAGCCGCAGGGGATCGTCACGGCCTCGACGCTCGGCGTCACCTCCGGGACCGCGGGCGTCATCCTGCCGAGCGAGCTGGTGCGGCTCGCCCACTCGGTCGACCCGGCCCACCGGAAGAGCCCGCAGGCCGCGTACATGATGCACGACTCGACGCTCGCCTACCTGATGAGCCTCACGGTCGGCACCGACGACAAGCGCCCCCTGATCCGCGCCAGCTACGCCGACGGCACCTCGGCCGAGCAGTTGCGGCTGAACGGGTACGCGGTGGCGGTGAACCAGCACATGGCCCAGAGCAACGGGGCGGGCGGGATCCCGGTGACGGCGAGCAAGCACGTGCTGTTCGGCGACCTGTCGAAGCACAAGATCCGCGACGTGGGCGTCGTCCGCGTCCGCCGGCTCGACGAGCGGTACGCGGAGAAGGACCAGGTCGGGTTCCTCGGCTTCATGCGGTCGGACTCGAAGTGCGTCAACACGGCGGCGATCAAGCACCTGCTCCAGGCGTAAGCCGGCGGGTCCGGGCCGGGCGCGTCGCCCGGCCCCTTCTCAACGCACACACAACGCGCGGGGGTGGGCAGTGGCGGATTACCGAAGCACGGCGCCGGTGACGGCGGTGGCGGCGGCCGGGTCGGCGCAGGGCGACGCGGCGGCGCTGTCCGACGGCCTCAACGTGGTCAGCGGTGCCGACGGCACGAAGGGCGTGATCCTGCCGGAGGCGGTGGCCGGCCGGCGGGTGTCGGTCTACACGTCGGACGCCACGAACGGGCTGAAGGTGTACCCGGCGACCGGCGACGACGTCAACGACGGCACGACCAACGCGGCCGTCACGATCGAGGGGAAGACGCACTCGATCTTCGAGGCCGTCGACGACACGACCTGGGCGGCGGTCTTCACCGCCAACACGTAAGCGGTTCGACACCGGGGATAGCATCCCTGGCACCATCGCCCCGGGGCAACTCGGGGCGATCTCTCGGGGGCGGGCTGGCGCTCAACCTGGGCTCATTACCCCGGCCGCGTGCGTTCGATTCCACGGCCCCCGATTGCTGACCTCGATCGAGGTGTCCCGTGCCGGTCGGCGTGAAGGTCGTCACCCCTCCGGCCGCGGAGCCCGTCTCGCTGACCGAGGCGAAGAAGCGGCTGCGCGTCACCGTCGACGCCGAGGACGACGACCTCACCGCGCTCGTCGCGGAGTGCCGGGAGATCGCCGAGGACGAGTGCGGGCGGGCGTTCGTGACGCAGACGCTCGCGCTCCACCTCGACGGCTTCCCCCGCGGCCGGCGCACGATCGACCTGCCGCGGCCGCCGCTCCAGTCGGTCACGTCGGTCGCGTACTACGACGCCGCCGGCGACCTGCAGACGCTCGACTCGGCCGAGTACCACGTCGCCACCGGCTCGGAGCCGGGTCGTGTGGTGCCGGTCGCCGACGGCGGCGGGTGGCCGGCGACGCAGGCCGGGCGGCCCGGGTCGGTGGTGGTGACCTACGTCGCCGGCTACGGCCTGGCGGCGGCGGTCCCGCGGTCGGCGAAGGCGGCGGTCCTCGCCCTGGTGGCGGACCGGCACGCGAACCCGGACGGCGGGGACCGGGCGATACCGCCGGCAGCTCGGCGGGTGCTCGACGCCCTCGACGTCCGCGGGTTCGGGTACGACGCCCCCCGGATGGCGGGGGTGGGGGAGTAATGCCCGGCCTCGGCAGCTACCGCGAGTGGGTGACGATCCTCCCCGTCCAGCTCGCGGCCCCGGACGCGACCGGCGAGGAAGTCGAGAGCTGGCCCGACCCGCCGGCGGACACGACCCGGCACGCGGCCCGGTTCGACGCTGCGGCCGGCGGCGAGACGGCGGCGGCGCCGCGGCAGACGTTCCGCACCCACACGCTGCGGTTCCGGTGTGAGGTGCCGCTGACCGCGGCCGACCGGGTGGAGATCGACGGCACGACCTACGGCGTCACGGGGGCGTGGCGGGAGCGGGCGGCGGAGGGGCGGGGGTTCCAGACGGTCGCAACGCTGGTGGGGTAGCGGGTGGCGAAGCCGATCCGGGCCGGCGTGGCGGTGGACACCTCCGGCATCCGCGAGGTGGCGAAGCTGTCGCAGCAGCGGACCGCGACCCTGAAGGCGGTCAAGGCGGGCGGGAAGCTGGTGGTCGCGGCGGCGAAGGCCCGCGCCCCGCGGCGGGCGGGGCGGGGCGGCGGCGGGCTCCGGCAGGCGCTGGGGATGAAGTCGGTGAAGGGCACGCGCGGGAAGACGCTCGCGTACGTCGTGGTCGGCCCCCGCAAGAAGGTGGAGAAGCAGGTGCCGGTGGGGAAGTCGGGGCGGACCCGGAAGCACGTGCCGGCGTACATCGCGCACATCGTCGAAGGCGGCGCGAAGTCGCACGGGCTGAACGGCGGCCGGCACCCGGGGGCGGCGGCCAAGCCGTTCCTCGGGCCGGCGTTCGACGCCACGAAGACCAGCGCGATGGAAGAGTCGCAGCGGGTGCTGGTGGGCGAGACGCAGAAGCTGATCGAGAAGGCGGCCGCCCGGACGGCCCAGAAGGGCAAGAGGAAGTAGCGTGGCGGCCAGCGCGGAACAGGCAACGGTCGCCAAGCTGAAGGCCACGGCCGCAGTCAACGACGCGGTAGACGGCCGGGTCTACACCGTGGCCGACACGCAGGACGCCGGGGCGCCCGCGATCGTCGTGACCAAGCTCGGGGCCGAGGGCGGCTCGCGGCTGAACGGCGGGCGCGGGCTCCGGCGGTGGACGCTGCAGGTCGACTGCTACGCCGACACGGAGGCGGCGGCGCAGGCGCTGGGGGCGGCCGTCCGGGACGCCCTCGCCCCGGGCGACTCGCCGGCGTGGCGAGACCTGGCCGCCGGCGTCCACGGGACGTTCTGGGAAGACTCGACCGCCGGCATCACGGACGACGGCGTGCGGCTGCAATCGGAAACCTTCGGCGTGTGGTTCCAACCCACGGCCTGACACGGGGGCTCAATGAGTCAGATCGGCAGCGGGTGGGCACTCGCGGTGAACGACGGCGCCAGCTCGGCGTTCGTGGACATCGACGACATCACCGAGGTGCAGCCCCCGGAGGACGGCGTCGTCGGCATGGCCGAGAGCAAGCGGCTCAACGGCGGCGGCGTCGTGACGCGCGTGCCGACGGTCAAGACGCCGGTCGACTTCACGTTCACCTACGAGCACAACAAGACGCAGTTCAACCGGCTCGACGCGCACAAGGGCGCGGCCAAGCAGTGGAAGATCACGGACATCACCCCGAGCTCGCCGTGGACGAAGACGTTCCCGGGCGTGCTGACCTCGCACGTCCAGCAGCCGGTGAACGCCGACGGGATCGTGCTGGTGGTCGGGACGGTGGCGGTGACCGGCGCGGCGGTGTAGGCGCGGCCTCGATCGACCCGGCCGGCCCGGCGGTGACCGCCGCCGGGCCGCTTCGTTGAGGGGGCCGAACCGCGGCACCGCGGCCGGGCCGGTACATACCGGCGTGGCTCCGACCTCCCTTCAACACGGGCGACGAACGACCATGCGGAAAGACGACCTGATGGCCGGGCTTCGCGGGAAGCCGGTCGCGTTCGAGGTGGACGGGTTCGGCGTCCACCTCCGGCCCCTGGCGGCGTCCGACCGCGTGGGGCTGCTGGCGTGGTACCGGGCGAACCGGAAGGAGCCGGACGCGGCGCACGTGCTCCAGCACAAGCTGATCGCGCTGGCCGTGATCGACCCCGACAACGGCGGGCAGCTGCTGACCGAGGCGGACGCGGCGGCGCTGCCGGCCCTCGCGGTCGACGTCATCAGCGAGGAGGTAGCGCGGCGGAACGGGCTCGGCAAGGACGGCGAGGACGACGCGGGAAAAGTCTCGCGGCCGACCCCGAACTGATCGCGGCCGGCCGGATCGCCCTCGCCCTCTCGCTCCCGCTGTCCGCCGTGCTGGCGATGAGCGCGGCCGAGTTCCTCTTCTGGGAACAGTGGGGGGCGGCCCGCGGGTTCCCGGCCGAGCGGGCGGAGGTGGTGGCGGCGAACGGCGCCGCCTACGTCGGCGCGACCTGGGGCGGGAAGGCGAAGCCGGCCGACCTGGTTTGGCGCGAGCGGCGGCCGGCGTCCCGCGCGGCGGTCCGGGCCTTCTTCGACTCCCTCACCCCCGACAAGTTCCCGAGCGTGAATGAGTAGCACGGCGATCGGCAGCGCGAGCGTCGTCCTGTCCGCGAACGCGGACGGGCTCGCCGCCGGCCTGGACCAGGCCGAGCGGAAGGTGAGCGACTTCGCCGGCGACGTGGGGCGGAAGCTCGACAACGTGGGCGGCAAGGGCGGCGGCGGCGGGTTCCTGTCCAAGCTGCTGGGCGGGGCGGCGCTGGGCGGCGCGGCCGGCGCCGTCGGCGGGCTGGTGGCCGGCGGGATCATGAAGGGGTTCGAGGTCCTCTCGGGCATCCCGGACATGATCCGCGGGTTCGCCGAGAAGGCGACGGGGCCGGAGGCCGGCCCGCTGCAGGGGATCGTGGCGGCGATGGACCAGGTGGGCGCGACGGTGAGTGAGGTCGGCGGCAAGTTCTTCGCGGCGTTCGGGCCGGGCATCCTGGCCGTGTCCGACGTGGCGGCCGGCCTCTCCGACCGGTTCGGCGACCTGATCGACAAGGTGGGGGCGGGGCTCGGGGCGGCGTTCACCGTCGGCGTCGAGCTGGCCGGCTCGCTGCTCACCGCCGTCGGCGAGCTGATCGAAGGCTTCTTCGGGTGGGCGACCGGGGTGGCGGGCGTGTCGGACTCCACCGAGGGCCTGTCGACGGTGGCGTTCGCGGTGTTCCGCGGGATCGGCAAGGCGGTGGCG